GCCCCACACCTCAGAATTATGCGCGACAGTACCGTCAAGAGGTTTCTGCGCGACAACGATTGGTTCGTGCGCGGGCTTTAACAAATTGTATTTCGGCATCTTCGTCGTGGTCATCCACATGATCTGGTCCTTAACCAGAAACCCCGCGTCCTCGATGTTGACAGCTAATCGATGATACAGTTGGGGAGAACAAAACGCCAGACAGAACGCACCGGGGCGAAGTGTGCGATAGACTTCTTGCCACAGTTCGACGGGCGGCACAGTTCGATCCCACGCGGCCATCTTCATGCCGTATGGTGGATCGGTAATGCACACGTGAAAGGTTTGTGCGGGGTATTCGTTGAGAAGTAGGCGACTATCGCCTGTGGTAATTGTGAACATATTTAATAACCAAATAAAAAACGCCCCAACGATGTTTTGTTGGGGCGCTGTAACGGCTAGCTCCTTTATTAGTTAAGTCCAAACGTCTTGTTGATACCAAACACCACAGCGAGCCCCGGAGTCGGCGCATTATTTCTATCAGACAATCCAGAGAGTTCTGAATCGCTCAGAATTCCCGAGACTGTGAAGTCAAGCTCCGCTGCGGAAAATCCATATCCAACTTCTCCGTAACTTCCGTCAAAGGCGTCCCCAAAAGTTCCGTATGTTGCGTAGGCGCCCCCATGCTCCGCTGTCACAGCAGTGAACCAGTAGTCCTGAATTCCCGCACCGAAGTTGTCGTATTGACCAAACGAGAATTCAGCACTGAGAGGACCGTATCCTGCGCCGAGATTGACCTCCTTGTAAGTATCATCGAACTGACCCGTATAAAGATATGCGGTCCCTCCTGCGCTCAGCCTGAGCCCCGACACATCAACTCCGAGACTGCTGTATACATCGACTTCGACGCCGTCCCCGACATCCGCAGCCCATGTTCCGACAGATAGGGCGCCGAGTCCGACGTCCACGCCGGCGCTTGCCGACGAGGTCTTCTGGGCAATCCCGCGATAGAAGTACTGACTCACATAGCCTGCATTGGCGGTGACCTCCTGGGCGGTGACGCTAGTCGGCGCAAGCAGCGCAAGCGCAATGATAACTAGCCCGAGTTTATTGAGTGATAAAGACATAGGTATTTTCTCCATTGGGTTATTGAATAGTGGTGTGCCGGACTGCCGGCACACCACGGCGTTTGGTTCTTAGTCTTCGTCGATTACACTTGCGAAGAACTTTTTCACATCATCTTCATCATCATCTATTTCGACCGCTTTCGGTTTGGGTGCCGCCGCGGTCTTGGGTACTCGGGCTTTCGCAGCTTTCGCCACCGGCGCGGGAGTTGGAATAGGTAATCGAGATTCGCGTTCGATAATTTCTCCCGCCGTGAACCTATCGTCGGCATCTCCACTGAGGGCCCGTTGGAATTTCTTCCCAAGGTCTTCGAAGTTCTTGAACTGATCTTCTTTAATGAATTCCGACAACGAAAACTCCTCCTCCCACGTCTTTTCTTTCTGCGCATCGTCACCGGTATACAGTTCAGACGGCTCCGTGAATTCAGCTTTATCATAATTTTGATAACCCGCCACCTTCTGCGCTTTCAGTTTGAAATCACAACCTTCCCATAAGTCGAATGGATTGGCGGGCTGCTGATCTGGAAACTGTGGTTCCAACAGTTCCATTATCTTGTCATGGATTTTCTTTCCATATTTATACAAGAACGTCTTACCGTTATTCTCTGGGCGCGCAGGGTCTTCAAGGATCAGAATATTGCTGATATACGTCAGCTTACGCTTTCGCGATCTGGCTATTTCCTTGTCGCTTTCCACCCCAGAGTTCCAGAGTCGATTGTTCTCCTTACAGACCGGGCACGGGCGCCCATCGAGTGTCGTTGGACAGTTCTCGATGAACCACGAACCCGCCGGTCCTTGAAAGCCGTGTGACCATAACTTCGCCCACGGGATGTCTTCGTTCTTCGGCGCCGGAAGGAACCGCAACTTGGCATAGCCGATGCCCGTCTTGGGATCGACAATCAGTTTCCAGAAGCGTTCGTCGGCACCTTTCTGTGGAGAGTTGGACTTCTTAACTTCGTCAGCGAGTTTAGTGAGAAGAGATTTACGGGAATTGCGTAGCGTTGTAAAGTTCGTGGCCATAGTATTGGCACTCCTTGTTGTATGGTCGTACGATGGATGTCGAAATATCTAATAATAAAATAGACGTCAGTATAACATGTATATTTATCTTACGCAAACAACTGCGGTTCCTCCTGACGAGGCGCTAACGAGAGCCCCTGATATGATGCCCAGAACATTCCAGACAGCTTGTGAGTGTATTGCCTCCATGCGGGGCGTTGCCAGTTGAGCAGTTGATCCGCCTTTCGTAAGCGAGACAACCACGGACGCACACCAAAGGTGCTACCTGTTGGTTCGCGTTGTTCCCAATACTGCGCCCACCGATACTCGTGCGTACGTTGCGGAATGAGCAGCAGCAGACACGCCAGGTCAATCATGAGTTCTCGACTGATGAGCCCCTCGACACAGGTCGGTAGTGATGCGCGTTGTTCATCGAGAAACGCCCCGTAGAGCCACTCGTCGACGTTCTCGGCCGGGAGGTGTCGTCGCAGCGCATAGAGTTCATTGCCGAGCGTTGACGTGCCATTCTCCGCGCGTGACGCAAACGTCATACCATCCTGTAGAATATTTGGCGCTACAACATCCGCAATATAGGCCTTCGGTTTGAAGAAGTATGTCAACAATAGTGCCGCGTGGATTTGCGTATCCGTTAGCTTCGTCGACAACCGATAATAAAACTGCCGATCTCGTTGCTTAATGAGTGGAGGCACCGAGACATGACCCTTGTATTTAATGAAATCATATCCCTCCGTTGAGAAGTAGAGGCGATAGGACTTTGCGTACATGAAGACCTGTTCTGGTGTCATCGTGTACCCAATCAGAGTGGCAACTGGTTGAACTTTGGGATGAAGTGCAACCGCGCGGCATCGTTGGCGAGTTCGCCCCGAATCTTATCGCCCAAACTACGAGCAATGAGTTCTGGTTCGATATTATTCTGTGCGCAGTAGTAGATTACGGCATCAAGATAGGTCATCCGCTTGAGGACGACCAAGTGTTCAATCGTTTGTGCGAGTTTTTCCGCAGTGAATGTGGGTATCGTCATAATAATATCAGAATCAATAAAAGGTGCTGGTTTCTGTTGCCGAGAGAGCCAGCGTCTCCGTTAGACTATTCCTAGTCTAACAGGTGCAACCTTCTAGGCTGCGTATGCGAACTGGTTCACAGTTCTGTGTGTCTCTATTTTTACGACAGCGACTTGTCGATAGCCTCCCCGCGTCCATACAGTTCCCGTCGAATCTATTTCGCCCCCGTTCGTTTGATGGTGGAGGCGGCCGGTACTGCCCCGGCGTCCGAAGACCATTGTCCGCGCTTCAACGACTATGGTGGTAATTATACTACACGTGCTGTTAGAAATCAAGGAATTAATTCCTTACAAAGAGTTCGCCGGCATATGCCTCCATACCATGTTCGCTGAAGTCAAGTCCATCTCGTTCTTCCTCGGGGGTCACTCGTAAGCCAATCGTTGACTTGAGGGTGAAGAAGATGATGAGGGCCGCTGGAAAACAGAACGCACCATACGCCAAGACGCCTATCAGTTGGGTCATGAACAAATGCTCGGGATTAGTGCTAAATATTCCTACTGCCAGCGTTCCCCAGATTCCACACACGAGGTGTACAGAGAGGGCACCAACCGGGTCGTCGATCTTGATGCGGTCGAATGTCAACACTGACGCCACCACGATCAGTCCCGCGATGAGTCCGATGATGATTGAGGCATTTACGCTCACCGTGTCAGCGCCGGCTGTGATACCGACGAGCCCCGCCAGCGCACCGTTCAGTACCATGCTCAGGTCCGGCTTGTGCTGCCATGTCCAGGTTGCTATCATTGCTCCGACGACACCGGCCGCCGCTGCGAGGGATGTTGTCACGAAGACGAGCGAGACCGCCCCCGGGTCGGCACTGAGAACTGAGCCTCCGTTGAATCCATACCAGCCGAGCCACAACAGAAAGACTCCAATCGTGGCTAGCGGCATGCTGCTCCCGGCGAATGGGCGGATTTGACCGTTTACATACTTGCCCAGACGTGGTCCCAGGACGATGATCCCCGCGAGTGATGCCCAACCACCCACCGAATGTACCAGGGTGGAACCGGCGAAGTCGTAGAAGCCCCACTGGTCGAGCCAACCAGCGCCCCACTTCCACGAACCAGCAATCGGATAGATCACTGCTACGTAGATCGTCGTGAAGACTAGGAAAGAATTCAGCTTGATACGCTCAGCCACACCGCCCGAAACGATGGTGGCTGCCGTCGCCGCGAACATGCCCTGGAAGATGAAGTCGGTCCAGTACGTGTAGTTGCCACTGGCATACGCGATGGTATCTCCGTCGGTTGGAGGAGTTAGCCCAAATCCCGAGAACCCGAAGAACTGCCCGATACTGAAATCGCCCGGGTACATGAGGTTGAATCCCACAATCGCGTATGTCAGCAAACCTATGGCCACAATCGCCGTATTTTTGAATAGAATGTTTACGGTGTTTTTGGCCTGGGTTAGCCCGGATTCCAGCGTCGCGAATCCGAGATGCATGATGAACACCAGGAATGTCGCGACCAACATCCAAGTGTTGTTGACGGCAAACATCTCCTGGGAAACTTCGTTTTGGGCGTAGGCCACGCTCGGTAGAAACGCAAGTCCGAGGAGCGACAGCGTCACCCACCGGGCGCTTGGTCGAATCATCTTCGCCATTAACATCTTTGTCATTGGTGTGTTTCTTTCTAGATCGCGTTCATGGAGATTTGCGACATAACTACAGCGCCCCGTCATCTATCCCCCGTTACCGATCTCGCCAATGTTCAGATTCCAAACGACTCGTCCGTTCGAAACCGGTCACATCCTGCTCATCTTTTTATCGTTGCCGATCGACTCTCGCGCCGTGGCGCTTTTTATGGTTGTGGCGCGGGTGGGTCTTTAACGTCTATGGTAATCATTATACCACATGCACTACTAGAAATCAAGGAATTCGTCGCATCGCGCCTCGTATAAGTCTTGAGGGAGCCGGTCGACAACACTTAACAATGTGCCGTGCGCAGCATCACGTTCGGAGAGAAGAGGAGATTCCACACCCCAGTTAATGTTGAGTGCGGGGTCATTCCACGCAATGCCAATTTCGTCTGCCGCATCATAATGCGTCGTGCATTTATATTCGACTTCGGCGCCGTCGGACAGTACGCTGAACCCGTGCGCAAACCCGGCGGGCACATAAACTTGTTGATACGAGTCTGCCGAGAGGTCAATCGATAGCCAACGCCCAAACCTTGGGGACCCCCGTCGCACGTCCACGGCCACGTCACGAATGGTTCCGCGCAAGACGCGAATGAGCTTACCCTGCGGGCGTTTGAGTTGTAAATGTAATCCGCGAATAGCTCTACCTATCGATACCGAAAAGTTATCTTGTACAAACGGACCTGGAATGCCGAATGTGCGATACTTCTCTGTGTGGAACGATTCATAGAACACTCCCCGAGGGTCTGAATAGACGTCGGGTTCAAGGATGATTACGCCCGGCAAAGCCGTTTGTGCGGCGTGGAGATGAACGATAGGATTTTCATTTGACATTGGTGTCCTTATGTCGTGTGAGAGTGCAAGTCAAGCAACTGTTTGAGATACTGCCCGTAGGCGCTTGTCGCCAAGGCCTTGGCGCGTCGAGCCAGCATATTAATAGTGATGTATCCCATGTGGTGTGCAATCTCTTCAAGACACGCGACCATCAACCCCTGACGTTCTTCCACCGCTTGAATGAAATTGGACGCCTGCATGAGCGTCTCGTTGGTGCCCGTATCAAGCCACGCAATTCCACGGGGCAATGTGTTGACGTGCAACTGTTCGTTGTTAAGATAGACTCGATTGATGTCGGTAATCTCGTATTCTCCTCGCAGAGAGGGCTTGAGTGCCGCGGCAATATCCAACACCTGATTGTCGTAGAAGTATAACCCCGTAACAGCGTAGGAAGACTTTGGTGCCGCTGGCTTTTCTTCAAGGCTGATTGCCTTGCCCCACTTATTGAACTCCACCACCCCATAGCGTTCTGGGTCGTGGACCCGATAGCCGAACACGGTCGCACCCTCCTCGCGAGCCGCGGCCTCTTGCAG